TCGCCGGGGCTTCCACCGCAGCAGCCACGACGGGCTCCTCGATGGGCGTTTCGCTGGCGTCGTGCGCCATAGAAGACTCCTCTGCCACCTCTTCGGCGGCGATTGAGACAGCCGTGCTGCGATCCGCTCCGAGCGTCACGAAGGACGTTTCCCGAAGCGTCGAAGCACGGACGATGCGAACAGGCCCAACGTGGGACTGCCCGTTTGCGGTGGTGGCTTGGTCTTCGCCGAACTTCAGATGCCGACCGACATCGGCACCGACGCTGGCCTGCCACTGGTAGCCACGCTCGGCGAGGGCGAGCACTTGGCGAGCGTTTTCGCTATCGGCGAGGATCTCGCCTTCGACGATGAGCTCGTTCCCCTGCACGCTCGGCACGCCTTGCCCGAGGATCGACCCGAGGGCGTAGTCGTGGCCGATGACAATCGGGATCGTGCTCGGCAGCGACATCCCGGCAAGGTCGATCACGACCGGCTCGCGGCTCCACCCCTGCCGAATCGGCGCGCCGGTGTAGGCCACGATGCGGAACTTCTTCGGCCCGGGCGCGGACTCGCCGTCAGCCGCCTGGAGAAACGTCACCTGAGTATCGAGCTTGATGCTGCTCATAGGAACTCCACGAGGTCGAATGTGTCGTCGAGGTCGTCGTATTCGTTCATGCGTCGGCCCCCTCTGGGTCGCCGTTCTCGTCGAGCGTGCCGCCGTAATTCACTTCCGGCGTGAAGTCGACGAAGAGACCGAGCTCCTTCTGGAGAGCGATCTCGGCTGCCCGCTGCCGCAGTTCAACGTCCCACCGCTTGCCCTGACGGGCGTATTCGGCGGCGAGCGTGGTCGTGTGCGTGCGAAGCCGCGTCTCGGCGGCATTGGCTTCCTTCGCCGGGTCGACGTGATCCTTGCCGTCCCAGACCCAGCCCCAATTCCATTCGCTGAACGGCGGCATCCCGGCAGGCAGCAGGCCCGCGAGCGAGGCTTCGTTGACCCACGCCGAGAGCAGACGATCAAGCATCGTCCGCTCGATCTGGTCGCGCTCGACGCGCTGATTCATCGCGTAGACCTGGTGGTCCATGCGACCGGAGGCGTAGTTGTAGGACGACGAATCGAGGGCCGCGACGTTCTTCGGCAGTTGCAGGCAGCGAGCGATCTCGCCCAGGATGCACTGCACAAACGCCGGATATTGCGTCGTCGGCTGCTCGGCCTTCAGTTGCGAGATGTCCCAGCCTTCGGGCAGCGTGGTAAGCGTCCGCTTGCTGATCTCCAGAGCCGCGAACGACTCGACCTCGTCGACCTCCGCAGCCGGTGAGTTGCTGTGGATAAACGCAGCCAGGTCGGCCGCCGTTTCCGCAGCGGCGATGACCGCCTCGGTGTAGCGACGGAGTTGGCCGAACAACTTCAGAGCCGGAGCGACCTCGGGAACGCCGCGATGCTGGCCCGGCCGCGAGGGCTTGAACCAATGCACCATCTGCGCCGCCGGCACCCGCTGAAACTCCAGCGAGTTGACGCGGAAATTTGAGCCGGGGTGGAAGTTGAGCACTTGATAGGCGACGACGTTGCCGATCTGGTCGAACTCGACGCCGTCGACAGTGTTGCCCTCGGGCGTGATCGTGGTCGCCATGAGCTCGGTCGGCGTCGCCACCATCTCGGCCTCGACGAGCCGCACGTCCAGCGTGACGCCGTCGAGCCGTGGATTCGTGATCATCAGCCCGAACGCTTCGCCGTCGACAACAAGGGCTTCCCGCATTGTCCGCAACTTGGCGGGCAGGTCGATCGCCCAGCCCCAGTCGAAGAAGAGCCGCTCGACGAGCCGATCCGCTTCCGCGTCGCCCGTGTCGAGTTGCAGCCGGGGGCCGGTGCCAATGAGGTCGTTCGCAAGCGTCAACGAGATGCCAGCGAGGTAGGAGTTGTTTGCGCGTTCGTACCTTGCCCGGTTGCGCAACGTCCGCCGCACGGTTGGCGACAGGGCGGCATCCGCCGAGAAAGCGTCGCTGTTGGCCCAGTGCTTGTAGTCGTCGCCCTTCTCGGCAGCGTCGTAACGCGCACGGACCACCGGAACCACCGCCGGACGGGGCGTCTGCTTGCCTCGGAACAGGTCGAGAAACGCCACTCAGATGGTCCCCGGAGGGATGATGCGATTGAAGCGGAGCCCGCGATGCTTGTTGGTCGATGACGCCGCAGCCTTGGCGGCGAGGTACTTGTCGGCCTCGATGATCTGATCAAGATCGTGGGCCTCGACCTCACCCGCGTCTGTGCGGACGCGCTTCGGGCCGACTGCCGCCTCGGCGAGCTTGTTGGATACTTCGTCGCTCATAACAGCGACGGTAGACCGACACAGGGGGTAGACCGTAGGGGGTCTAGCCTCAGACCAACGACCATTCCCCGTCACGACGCTCGTAGAGGCTGACCTCCACGACGCCCAACCGCCGGGCGATGTCGGCCGTCACGGGCGAGAAGACCGCAAGCTCCTCCGCGCCGTCGATCACGCCAGCACCCAAGAGAAACGCCGATAGCGCCGTGGCTATGCCGCGCCCACGGTGCCGCTCGCCCGTGAACTGCTCAAGCGTCTGGTGGTTGCTCCAGGTATGCGAGCACGCCCACCCGAGCAGCGCCCCGTCCTCGTGCCAGAGGGCAATCGGCGTGTCAGACGAGCCATTGCCGTCGAGAATCCGCCGCACTTCGAGATTGAATTCGCTCCCAGGCTTCGTGAGCCGGTAGCAGATGGCGAGAGCGTCCTGGGGCTCCATGCCGTCAACTGTCGTGAGGATGATGCTTGGCATCCTCGCAGCATGGCAACGCTGTCAAGTTCCGAGCTTCTTGAGCGTGATGATCTTTTTCCCGCCCGGCCCGCTGGGAAGCGCCGCCTTCTTACGCTGCCGCCCGCCAGCCTCAGTCGCAATCGGGTGGACGCCCGCAATCGACGCCGCGACCGCAGAGCCGACGAGGCAGTCGAGCCAGTGGTTATCTCGGCCCGCCATCTTCCACTCATCGACCACCCGGCCACGGGCCTCGGTCCTCACCGGGTATTCGCTCGTCAGGTGCTCGAATAGGAGATCGTGCTGGCCGGCGTGGAACGCGATCGCCTCGGGGTCGCCCATCTGCAACCGCAGGCGAGCCGCGACGAAGGTCTTGTAGAAATTCGTGTCGTACAGGCACGACCGCTGCCCCTCAGAAATCTGCCCGACCTTCCAGTTGAGCCCGATGCGGTCGCCACGGCTTTTCTTCTCGCCGATCGGCTGGCTCGACGCGCCGATGCCTTTGCCGTGGCTCGGCAAGATCGCCCCTGCAAACGCTGACCGCCGGCAGAAGGTGCGGATCGTCCCGGTGCTCTGCCCCCAGTTGGCGTCGATGAGCATTTGCGAGATCCGCATCGCCGCCCCGTCCTCACGCTTCCAGTCGCGGCCCATGAGCAACTGAGAGACGGACTCCAGACCGGCATGGAGCGACGCCTCGAAGCCCGCCCCCTTCGCCGCCTGGGCGAGCGTCCGCTTCGCGTGCTTCGCCTCAAAGAACGACGAAGCCTGGTCAGGGAAGGTGCCGTAGGCCACGACGTGACCGCCAAAGGACTGATTCCACGAGGCCACAAGCCAGAAGAGGAGTTTCTCCTGCACGTCGACAAACGCCGTGAGCGTCTGGTGGTCGAGTGGGATTTTCCCACGCTCCAAGGTCGTGGCCCGCAAGGCGAGGCTGCGCTTGTCGAGCTTGTCGCTGGCGATGTCGTCCGCGATCGGTTGATTCTGGTATTCCGCCAGAAACGCCGACTCGCCACGGTCGATCCGCAGATTCCAAGCGTGCTGAATAGCCGTAATCTCGTCTTCGTTTTTTCGCTCGGGCCACGCTACGCGAGCCCCGGCGTCCATCGCCGTTTGATTCTGCCGGTAGTGGTCGTCTGCCGCCCCAGTGCCTGTGCCGTTCCGCTGGCCCTCGCGCCGCAGTTCCGCGTACTGGCTCCAGAGATCCTCGGCTGTCGGCCACTCGTAGACGAGCTTCGTCCGCTCGCCCTGCCATGCCGGATGCTTCGCCCGGTCGAGTAGTCGGTCGGCCAGGTCGTCGGGGCGGATGACCGTGATCGTGGCGAGACCGCTGATCTTCGCCCCCGGCCCGGCGAGGCCAAGGATCGCACCGGAGAGGATCCGCTCGCGTGTCGCGCACTGCGACGGCGACCCGGCTGACTCGTCGGTCTGCGGATCGTCGATCAGCACCAGCGACGGGCGGACGGTCTTCCCATCGGGCATCGTGTGCTTGATGCCGCGAATTCGCCCTGTTATGCCAGCCACCCTTACAGCCGCGCCGGCGGATCGAGCCCCTTTCACCCAAGGCAGCGTGATCTGGTCTGCTGCCCACTCAATGTGAGTCGGCTCGCCCTCGCTGGTCTGCCCCCTAGTTCTGGCCGTGATTCCTTCCAGAGCCTGCACCGGGTAGCAGGCGGCCGGGAAGTCCTCAAGGAACAACTCGTTCTGCTCTAGGTGGCTCTTGATGCTGTCGAGCATTGCCGACGCGATCGCCTGGTCGGAGCCGATCAACATCACGAATTTTCGGTGGCCGTAGAGCATTGCCCACAAGCAGGCCCACTCGCAGAGCGTTGACTTGCCAGACCCGCGAGGCATGGCAAAGGCAAACAATTCGCCCCTTAGAACCGCAGCCTCGATCTTGGAGATTGCCGTCAGGTGGTCCGGCGACCAAGCCAGCGGAAATGATTCTTGGCCGTAAGTCTCGCAGAATTTGCGAAAGTTGCGCTCGCAGGCAGAGAGCCGCTGCTTGTTGGCAACAGCGGGGATTGGTCCGATGTCACGGGCGCTGGCGGCCTGCTTTTTGTTCCACGAAGCCGACTGGGCCTTTTGCCGCTCATACCGCTTTTTTGCGAGATCGCGGCTTACAGCGGATTCGTCGCCGCCTTTTTTCATTCACGACCCGCTTTTTTTGGGTGGCTCGCCGTGGAGGCTTCCCTTGAATTTCCCCGGGAGAACCTACCCACCCCCCTGTCGGTAGGGGGGTGCCATTTTGGCACTGTATCGTTTTGCGTCAGTTGCATTTTGCAACAGTTGTGCGACGTATCTTATTGCGACAACGCAAGATTTTTTCTTTGATTGCGTTCATCTGCAAACGCATCAACGTCATCTCGCCTGTACCACACCCAACTTTGCTTGCTGTCGCCCTTGGAAAACACAGGGCTTGCAGCAGCGCCAGAGAACTCATTCGCCGCCCATCTTCGAAGCATGTGCTTGCTTACGCCAATCCGGCTTGCCGCCTCTTGCCTGGTCAATGCCGCAATCAAATAGCCAGGCTCTGATCCTTCGTAGATGCACCGATCTCGCCGCATCTCTTCAGTGAGATTGCGCGCTGACGCATCAGAAAGACCACGACTGCAAAGCATTTCGACAACGTCGGATTCAGCAACGCCTTTATCGCCCGCGCGCTTGAGCATGGCCATGCAGGCTGCTTTGTCTCCGGCACTTGGAGAAACAAGACGCCTTTGAATCCTTTCAAACGTGATGTGAATATTCATCGCCAGTGCAGTTTGTTTGACAATTTGCGGCCCTGGTCGTTTGGATGTCCCCATCTTTTGCAGTTGAGAAATAACCAATTCTGCGAACTGCAAATTTGTTTCGTAATGCGTCCCGTGCTCTTGAACGACAGCGCGAATCGCAGCCTCCCGCTTTTCACGGTACGAGCCTTTTCTTTGGTCACACCACCCAATCGCTTTCATGTCATCTAGAACGGTCTGGTAACAAGCCTCACCGGGCGTGCCAACAAGTGCCGAATGAACAGCCCTTGAGCTAACCAAAGCATCCGCCGCGATCATCTTGAGAATGATTTCGCGGCGATATTGAGCGTGCCCACGCGATCCTAAGTGCTTTGCGTTTGCTCTTATTGGGAAGCCGATTGCTGCTTGGCCGGCGACGCGAGAAACGTACTCGGACAAATCGACATCATTTCGCCTGCAAAGCTCTTTCAGGGCGTTGCATTTCTTGCACACCCACTGGAGATTGCTGATGTCAGCGATTGCTCCAAACTCGACTTTTTCGCCAGAAATCCTTGCCGACAAGGCTGCCCGGCGCCTGGCTTCGGCGATGTGGTCGAGCTGGATGGTGTGGATCTCAAGAGCATCCGTACACATGGGGCAGCGACCACCTGCGTTGTAATACAAATCACGCAACTCAGACGCGGTAACCGTCCCGGATTGGCCGCATTCTTTGGCAATGCCGTTGTTGTACCTGCTCCTGCCCATGCAGATGCGATCCACATCTGCATCGCTAATCAGAAACAACGGCTCCAGTTTGGTGTGATCTCCGGCTTTAGCTTCCATGCTTTTCTGCCTCCTTGCACAAATCCATCAATCTGCTCGTCTCGACAATCAGCACGCTCTCCCGCCCATTTCTTCGATGCCAGACAACCGGCACATGACCGGGGGGGGCGTCGTTTTTCGCCTGCTCAAGCGCCTTGTAGACGTTGAGCGTCTCAGTCCGCTTGCATTCGACGTGGATGTTGACGCCTTCGAGCACGACATCGGGCGAGTCTGGGCCGCCCTGGTACTGGACGCCACGGCGTGAGGCGCAGCCGAGAAGGTTTCCCAACTCGGCTGCTGCCTCGCGCTCGCCGCGCTTGCCTTTGTTTCGGCTCATGCGTCCCATGCGTCACTCGTAGCGAATCACCGCGAACCACGCTCGCTTGACGGGCGACCACGCGACGCCCTTCTCGACGATGCGATACCGTCCGTAGAAGCAGCAGTTCCTCTCTGCCGCCTGTGGGGTCGGTCCGACACCGATACCCTCCCTGCGACCGCCAGAGCGTCCGCAGTGACGCAGGATGCCCGTGCGAGCCATCGTCTCGGCGTCTTCCTGCGCTGTCGTGATCGTCGTCGTTACGACGAACTGGTCAGCCAGGGCAACGCCGCCGCAAATCATCGCAACCGCCAGGAAAAAACTTCTCATCCGTGAACCTCCTTCAGGGGTGGGGGTGGTCTTTTTCCGCTCGCATCATCCTCTTGCCGTCAAGCCTCAGACCGCTTTGAGGCGAAGTGCTTTCGTCGCACTTCCCGCTTGCGGGCTCGAATCTCTTCGGGCGTGGGATCTGGCACTTCATCTGCACGAACCGGGTCGCGGTCGGGCAATCCGAAAAACTTCCGAGCGGCGTAAATCAACTCGCGAGAGACGTTGAAATGCCGCGCGATGTCTTTCGCCAGCATCCGCGACTCCCAGAGGCTTTTCAGTTCGCCCTCGGTGATGTGGTAGTAGCGTCGATCCATCAGGCGTCCTTGGCGAGCGGCATGATGACCGTGCGAACATCTTCCGACCGCAGGATCACCGAGCTCTCGGCGTCCTTCGCCATGAGCGTGATGGTCTCAGCGGCGTCGATGCTGCCGCAGCGAAGCCACCCGAGCACGAAGCGGGGGTCGAGCTTGACCGTGCAAGCGTGGCCCGCCTCCACCAGTTCGCACGTCGCGGACGATTCGCCGAACTCTGCCGAGCGGCTGCTGAGAAACAGCCCTTCCTTGGAGATCGTGAAATCGGTCCCCTTGCTCGCCTCGCTCGCACAAATCGCCGCCATTTCGCATGCGTGAGTCAGGGCCCCGGCAACGACCAGCGACGGCGTGACCGCGTGCTCGCTCTCGACATCACGCCAGCGCGGGAAGCGCCCCTCGACGAGCCTGGCTCTGACGATCGTCTCGTCGACCGTGGCGACCAGTTCGCGTCCAGTCGTCTCAAGTTGCACCGCCTCGGCCCCCTTGGCGAGCCGCACGAGCGTGTCGATCGCCGCCCGTGGAGCAAGCGTTTCGCTGTCGTCGCAATCCTGCTCGATCTCGCACGATGACGCACAGAGCCGGCGACCGTCCGTGGCGACACAGGTGAGCGTGCCGTAGGGCTCGTCCTTGTCCTTCGGGCGGCGAAACTCGACCAGCACGGCCCCGAGGGCGAACCGGCTGCTGTCGGCGTCGGTCGCGAACCGCACGGCGTTCATCATCGAAACGAACTGGTCCGCCGGCAGCTTCGCGATTGCCGTGGCGTTCGCATAGTCCCCGGGGGGGTATTCTTTTGCGTCCTCGACCGGCAGACGCCAGGTGCCGCTCCCGCCCTGCACGACGCAACAAGAGCCGTCGACCGTCAGCGTCACCTCGTCAGAGCCGACGAGGCTGTTGACGATCGACGAGAGCCGTTGGAACGGCAGCAGGATCGGCGGGCCATCCGCGCCGGGCAGCGGTGCCGTGATCCGCAGTTCGAGATCCGTCGCCGTGATCGTGCCGTCAGCGATCAGCACGTTGGCGAGAATCGGCTTCGGGCTTCGCGTCGGCACTGCGGCCGCAACCGCTCGCAGCCCGGCAGCGAGGTCGCTGGCTGCCAACTGTATGCCACCACTCTGGGTCTTTCGTCGGGTCTTTGTCGCTGTCGTCATTGCTCGCATCCTTTCGAGAAAGT